GGGTCTGACCAGGGCTTTTACACAAAAGCAATAGTGTGATAAAAATAACAAAAAATAATTGCAAATAAAGTGTCCAATTAGTGTCCTCTGGACACCTATAGTATATGTGAGAGGCGAATATATCGGAGCCTCTCTGCTAAGCAACAGCGCCCCTTAGGGCGCACCCTAAAGGAAGCCCTAACCTTCGGCTTCGTTTAGACTACGCCTTCGGTTAGAGTTTGCCCCAAAACTCACCACAAATGGTTTTGGAGCATGCTATGGAAAGAAAGAGAACTACCTCTGCTTCGCATAAAAGCGATGCCATCAAAAAGCAAGTAATAGAATTTTTAATGCAGGGGTATTCTGTTCAAAAGGCTATGGATGCCGTAGGCAGAAGTGTCAAGACCTACGAATATTATCGTAAGACTGACGAACAATTTGCCACTGCCATTGACAAAATCAGGTCTATGACGGCTAGAGGTGAAGTTGGGTCGCCACGAGGGGAAGTACCACCCTTCCCAGAGTTTTCATCGAAGTACCTTGGGGTAGATGTTTTTCCCCACCAAAAGCATTGGATTGATTTATTAGAGGGTCGAGAGCCTGAGGATATTCATCCCTCCATCTCCTATGAACCTGGGTCAACTGACCTACTCATAGTCAACACCCCACCAGAACACGCAAAGTCTACGACCATTACGGTCAACTATGCGGTATATCGGATTTGCCAGAACCCTAATATCAGAATCATGATTGTGTCCAAGACACAGGCTATGGCACAGAAATTCCTGCTTTCTATCAAGAATCGCCTAACACACCCTCGTTATCAGGATTTACAACTAACCTTTGGTCCGCCAGGGGGATATGAAAAAAATTCCGATTCGTGGAAGCAGGACCTAATTTACCTATCCTCCGAGTCTCGCGACTCTGGTGAGAAGGACCCTACAGTTCAGGCTGTGGGTATTCGTGGTCATATCTATGGTGCCCGTGCTGACTTAATCATCATGGATGACTGTGTTGACCACACCAACGCCCATGAGTACGAGAAGCAAATTGACTGGATTCAGTCCGAAGTTATGTCTCGTATTGACAATGACGGCGGGCGACTACTGGTTGTAGGTACAAGACTGCGACCACGAGATTTGTATTCCGAACTGCGTGACCCTATGCGCTACCCAGACGAGACATCCCCTTGGACATATTTTGCCCAACCTGCCGTATTGGAGTTTGCCGAAGATGCGAAAGACTGGGTTACCCTCTGGGCTAAGACCAACATGCCTCCCCTATCTGGCAATGGCATACCTGATGAAAATGGACTCTACGACAAATGGACAGGTCCAGCGCTGCATAAGAAGCGAAGCCGTATGTCCCCGAACTTGTGGGCAATGGTCTACCAACAGCAACAGGTTCACGAAGATTCTGCTTTCCCATCTGATGCCATCAAAGGTGTTATTAATGGTGCTCGTAATATTGGGCTTATCCCAAAAGGCAAGCATGGTGTTCGACCTAATGGTATGGATGGGCTTATTGTGGTTGCTGGTCTTGACCCCGCTGGCTCTGGTTATACCGCCGCTGTGGTTCTTGGCTTGGATATTTCTACGCAGAAGCGTTACCTGTTGGATGTCTCCAATGTTGCGGGGATGAAACCTGACGACATTCGTAACCTCATCAAGGACTGGACAGTTAGATACAAAGTTTCTGAGTGGCGTGTCGAGAAGAACGCATTTCAGACAATGCTTACACAAGACAGAGAAGTGCGTGAGTTCTTAGTACGCAATGGCTCTATGCTTCGTGAACACCACACAGGTCAGAACAAGTGGGACACAGACTTTGGTGTTGCATCACTTACAACATTATTTTATGGCTGGGATGAAAGCAATGCTCTTATAGAGTTTCCTTCAACCCACGCTTCCGAGGGTCTTAAGGCTCTCATTGAACAACTTGTTACTTGGTACCCCGATGCACCTAAATCACAAAAGACAGATACTGTCATGGCATTTTGGTTTGCAGAACTTGGGTGCCGCGACAGACTAACTAACGCTTCTGTCTTTGCAAGAAACCATAACAGCATGAGTATGTTCCATACCCGCTATGACAACTCACGACAACACACCGTCAATCTTGACGAACTATACGCATAGAACAGGAGGCGAATGTGGCTCTATCTTTAGAAGATATTAAAGATAATTATGACCGCTACCGCCAGCAATTCGCCGAGCGAGACAGCAGAATGGAATCCGTACTGCTTGTCCGCAAAGGTCGCATGCGTGATGTTTACCCAGATTTATTCCCCGATGGTCCTTTTGAAAATCCAATCGTGGCAAATATGGTTGACATTGCTGCCCGTGACTTATCGGAAGTTATTGCTCCACTACCAGCATTTAACTGTAACTCACCTACGATGGTGTCAGAGGCTTCTCGTAAGAAGGCTGACAAGCGTGAAGAAATTGTCAACTCTTACGTTGACTTTTCTGATTTGTCTACACAAATGTTTACCGCTGCGGATAGATATGTTTCCTATGGTTTCGTACCAGCACAAGTAGAATTTGATATGGAAGCGCAGATGCCACGCATCCGCTTCTTGGAATCAGTTGGCTCATACCCAATCATTGACCGCTTTGGTAACGTAACTGCCCTATACCAGCGCATTATGAAACCAGTCTCTGAGTTAATTGCGCTTTATCCTGAGTACGCACATATCTTGTACGACAAGGATGAACACAATTCAATGTCATCTATGTTGGAAATTGTTCGTTACCACGACAAAGACCAAGATGTTTTGTTTGTACCTACACGCAATAACATCGTTATTGACCGTGCTAAAAATCCTATTGGCGAATGTATGGTTCGTGTTGTTATGCGCCCATCACTTGACTCACAGGCTCGTGGTCAATTTGATGATGTACTGCCAATCCAAGTAGCAAAGGCACGTTATGCACTTCTCTCACTTGAAGCAGCAACTAAGGCAGTTCAAGCACCGATGGTCGCACCACGAGATGTCTCAGACATTGCTCTTGGACCAGATGCTATTATTCGTACAGACCGACCTCAAGATGTCCGAAGAATCCCATTGGAGATACCAGCAGGTGCTTTTGCACAGCAGCAGGTACTTGAAGGAGAGTTGCGTTTAGGCTCTCGTTATCCTGAATCTCGCACAGGTAACATTGATGCTTCAATCGTTACAGGTCGTGGTGTTCAAGCCCTTATGGGTGGATTTGATACACAAATTAAAACAGCACACTCAATGTTTGCTCGTGCATTTGTAGAGTTAATGAGCCTTGCGCTTAAAGTAGATGAGCAAGTATTTGGAGATGTAGAAAAAAATCTTCGCGGTACTCGCAACGGAACTCCATATAACATTAAGTACAAGCCAAAGAAAGACATTGATGGTGATTACACCGTAGATGTTCAGTATGGCTTGATGGCAGGACTTGACCCTAACCGCGCTTTGGTATTTGGTTTACAGGCACGCGGTGACAAATTAATTTCACGCGACTTCCTACGCCGACAGATGCCTTTCTCTTTTAATGCCTCACAAGAAGAAGAAAAGGTTGACACCGAAGAACTACGCGATGCAATGAAGCAAGCAATTGCTTCTTATGCTCAGGCTATTCCAGCCCTTGCTTCTCAAGGTCAAGACCCATCTGACATTCTTTACAAACTTTCTTCCGTTATCAATGCACGCCAGAAGGGAACCTCTATCGAGGTTGCGGTTTCTGATGCGTTCAAGCCACAGAATCCCCCACCTGGCGCGATGACCCCTGAGGGAATCGTAAGTCCAGACATGATTGGGCAGCCAGGTGCGGTCCCGCCAGGTGAAGGGGAACTTCCAATGGGTATGTCTGCCACTGGTCGTATGCAAGGTGTAGCACCAGGACAAATTTCTCCAGGTGGTCGCCCAGACATTCAATCTCTTTTAGCAGGATTAACCCAAGGGGGCGAACCTAATTTACAGGCTTCTCTCCAACGCCGAGTACCAGTCTAAGAGGGGGTGAACAAATGAAAAAAGCGACAGCAAAGAAAGCAACAGGCAAGAAGCCAGCGAACCAAGGTTCAGCAGGAAAGCCTAATGTAGCAAAGCCTATGAAGTCATCCGTAAAAAAGATGTCTAACAAGTCAGGCATGACATACATGGCATCGCAACCAGGTGGCACACGCGGTAGATAATTAAATGATTGGCTCCTTTGAGTGGAGAGCCTGTGGGTATTGATATTCCGCGACAGGCACAAATTTTAAAAGACTGAACTTAAATGTGAGGGAATTATGGCACTGCCAAAGAATCAAAATTTTGAGGTATCCGCAACAGGCGGAGCGGGAACTAATGGTCAACCAGCACGCTATGCAGCAGGCATAGACGGCGCACAGGATTTCTATGACCTACAGACCGCAGCGCAAATGAGTGGCTCAAACCCAGCATTTTCTTCTGTTCCTTCCCCATCAGGACAACGCCCATTCCGAGGCGACAGCGCACAAAAACTTGTACCACTAACAGCGCCAACGCAATACCCTGATGAAGATGTTCGCACTGGTGGAGCAATTGCACCAGAATCACTATACGCAACAGATGCAATGGCAAACTCAGAAGATGCAAACCGCATGCGTGCGGCGTTGCCATATCTTTCAACACTTGCAGAGTTACCACAAACATCAAATGCTTTTCGTAACTATGTGCGATACCTAAAGAGTGCCCTTTGAGTTGGAGTGACACCCTTGGCAATTTTGCCAAAAAACTTCAAGGTAACGGTTTTGCCAACGATATAGGCTTACCGACTTTAATGTTTGACCTTGCTTCTGTCTCATCTAATGACAAGAACTGGGTTGGAGATGCGTTTAATCTTGCTGGCGATACATTCCGCTCAAGCGTATTGGCTGCATCTTTCCCAGTTCGTAAGGCAGCAGGCTTTGCGATTCAAAAGGCTATTCTTCCAGCAGCAGAACTTTCATACGAAGTTGGTGGTCGTTATCTTCGTGAGCCACTATCAGCAGGTTTAACAACAATTGCTACGGGTAATGCGAAGAAAGCATGGGAGAACCGTGAAGAAATCTCGCCAGGTCAAGCACTTACTTACTTGCAATCAAAATTTCCTCTAGTTGGAAATATTGCTACGGAATTTGATGAAGGCTTTGACATCTTTGACCCGAATGACCGCAAAGATTTTGAAACAGACTGGTACCTAAAGACTTTAAGTGGCACTTATGACACATTCTTTACAACTGTCACAGACCCACTAGGCAAGGTAGGCAAGGCTGCAGGTCTTGCTCGCAAGGCGTATGTAACACGCCCACTAGGTGCTATAGATGCTAACGCACAATCTTTGGCTCGTGACTTCTTTATGCCAAAGAGCATCCGCAAGACAACGATTATTTCTCCACAGTCTCTCGCAGACAACATTAACGCAGGTCGTGAAGAAGGCGGAGAACTTTACAACACGCTTTCGTGGATGGCTAAGAGCGACCAAATTTCAGTTCGTTCGCATCCAATGGTTGAGGCATCTAACGATGCAGATACATTGTCTTATCTTCTAGGTGAAGCGAAAAGCGTTGATGATGTCGCAGATACATTGATGGCTACAGCCCTTAAAGATAAAAACGCAATGGCTAACCTTGTTGCTAAGCGTAAAGACTTAGCCTTTGTTATGGATAAGATTAAAGATACATCTACAACAGAAATTAACATGTTGGATAACGTGCCAACTAACGGCATTGTAGATGACATCAATAAATTAGATTCAGCAAACGCCCTTATTAAAACTCTTGATGAAGATGTTTACTTCCGCTATCTAGCAACTCTTAATGACAAAGGTGCAGATTTAACTAGGCGTACTTTCGGCGCATCACCATTTGAAAAGATGGCAATTAACCGAGCAGAACGGCGTGCAGCAGGTATCCGTGGCAAGTTAGATGATATTGATACGCCAACAAACTTCCCTACCGTAGGTTACTTCCAACCAACCAAGTACCATCCGTTAGTTGCGGTTGTTAACTTTGGTGTGAAAAAGGTAGGCGATGCTTTTCAAGAAATGCCAGCAGGATATATCAACCTTAATGACTCTGATTCGTATAACGAAATTGCGGCATTTGGCAATCTTCTTCGCCGTGTTGTTGGAGACGAAGCAACACCAATTATCCAAAGACACTTAAACGATTACATCCAATCAGGTGGCACACCAGAACTTCGTGCCCGTGTAGTTGAGTCATTTGAAGATTTAGCAATTACATCTATTAACCGCAAACTTGGTATTTCTGATGAAGCAGGTGCTCGCATCTGGGGAGCGTATAAGTCTCGCCGTGAGACCGCACGACAGATGATTAAAGACCGTAAGTTCTTAATGACCAATGATGATGTAATCCTTAAGGTTCCTTACCTAGAACGCCAAGGCGCTAACGCTTTGCCAATGGTTGACTTAGAAAATTACGAGCGTGTTCTTACAAAGAACAAGGGTTTGCTCAAAGCGCTTGAAGGCGGCTTTGATGTAATTGACCCAGACTCAATGCGTTACACCACTGGCATTATTAATGACATGTGGAAGGCATCAGTACTTCTACGCCTTGGTTACACCATACGAAATGTTTCCGAAGCAAGTCTTTCCATTATGGGCAAAGGCTATGGTTTGATGGCTTTGGGTGACTTGAACCAAGAAGGTTTCCAGGCTTGGTACTCAAACCGTGTTCGTGACATTGAGCGTATTACTGACCGCAGACTTGTATCTCAAGGCAAGCGTGAAGATTCTATTGATTTGCGCCGTTTATTTGCTGACAAGCAAAGTGAGTTCAGCGCTGCTGACCGCATGTACAACGAGTTGCTTGCCTACTTGCCAGCAGCAGAGCGTGCGTACATGAATGGCAAGTTAGATGAAACACAACTAAAAGAAATTATTGATGTATTTCAGTACGCAACTGGCGAATACTTCTATCATGGAACACCAACAGCAATCAACGGGCTTAATAATTCTCGCCCACTAGCGATGAGTCTGTCTCAAGACATAGCATCTCGTTATGCCGATGCTGGCATGCCAACTATCTCAGCCTCTGAAATTTACAAACGCAAGACTGGTCGCCCTTACGCAATGCCAAAGAATCTTCGTGACCGCGAAGGTGAACTGCTTAAGGATAAGCGCAAGCCATCACTTGCAATGGAAACCATTGCGGCAGATATGCGTGAAGGATTTGTCAACACAGTAAACAATGGCAATCAAGTTGAACTATTAAATCCTCAAACTGGACAATATCGTTTAATTGACCCAAATACAGTTTCTCAGAAAATGCTTGTTGAGGGTACATTCCGTATTCGCAAACCTGGCAACCAAGGCGCAGTACTTGGTAATAAAGTTTATGGCAAAAGCATTGACCTTCGTTTATTTCAAGGCAATCGAACCAGATTAGGTTTAAAAGACTACCCAGATTTACAAAAGATTCTTGGCGTTGGCGAAACCGCTGGATGGAAAACCCGTGCTGCATGGGAAGGTCAAGAAGAACAACTTCTTAACTGGATGCGTGCCAATGGTATAGGTAAATTACTTTTGCCTGATACTAAGGTTAACGGAAATACTACAATTCTTGTAGACCCAGAAATGGTAGAAGCCTTTGGTCAACAGCCATCTGTTGCTCTTGCTAAAAAACGTTTAGACGAAATTAAAACTAAGCAGCAATCACTTTCCGATGAGACTGGCATGAAAGCCCCAGACGAAGTGATAGATGAGCGCCGAGTTATTGGTACACAAAGTTTTGCGCAACGCATTGATGAACTTGAAGCCATTCTTAGTACAAGAAAGTACCCAACAGAGGGGCTTGTAGCCCTTGTTCGTGAATTTGCTGATGGTCAGGCTGCTGCAAAGCGTGACATGAATGGTTTACTTACTAAACTTAATGCCCGTCTTGTAGAAGAAGGTCGCATTGCGGCACCTCGTGCCATCCAAGGTACAGGTCGCCGTAGAGAAAAACTTTATGACGGCACTATGGTTGAATTAGATGATGCGTTTGCTGGTGAACCAGGACAAATTCTTCTATCTCAAACCGATAATGCTCAGACATATCGTAACTTCGTAGACCATCCATCGCAGTTGTTTGCCGCAGAGCACTCAAACTTTACTGAGGCTCGCCTTACACCTAAGATGCCTGAGTATTACACAGGTTATGCCAACCAATTAAATACATTCTTCCGTTCACCTGATGGTCGCATTGACCCAGTGGTTGAAATGTTCCTTAATGGTATGAAGCCAGAGCAGGCTGTTGCATGGTTACGCAAACCAGAAAATGCTGGCTATGCTCGCAAGTTTAATATTGACGTTCCTGGCATAAAGGTAGCATCAGAGCGTTTAAATGTATCTATAGATGCAGAAGATTTTGTTGGTGACCTGTATAGCGCCTACCAACGTTACCTTCCAGACAATGAAGTACAAGAAGCCTTCCGCAATGGCGATGTAACAGAGCAATGGTTGCGTACACACTTTGTAGATAACCCAAATATGCCAGACATTATTGGTCGTATTGTGCCTACAAGCCCAGAAGCACGCACATGGCAAGACAGTATGAGCAAAGTTGTCGAACGTGCGTTCCACTTCCTTGGCTCATTGCCTGAAACTACAGTGGCTCGTCATCCACTTGCCCGTCAGATTTATCGTGCGGAGTACAAGAATCGTTTAAACATTGCTCTTGCTACAAAGCGCATGAATATTAATGATGAGGCTGCTGAACTGACAGTAGATGAGATTAACGGTCTGCGCATGCAGGTTGTTGAGGCTACACGCAGAGAAGTAAATAGCACATTGTTTACTATTATCCGCAAGTCTTACGCAGGCGAGAAGATGCGTTTCATTATGCCGTTCTTTAACGCATGGGAAAACACTATTCGCCGTTGGTACGGTCTTACTAGGGACAATCCAGCAATTGCTGCTCGTGCAGGGCAGATTGTTGCATCACTTAACAACCAGCCAAACGTGGTTGACCAAGATGGAAACCCAACAAATGAGTTTAGTTATGACAACAAGATTGTCTTGCCTATGCCAGAAGGTGCAATCAAGGCAGTTAGCCTGATTCCAGGCTGGGGTAAAGGAATGGCAGAGGCGTTGCGTTCATCAGGAACACAGATGTCTATTCCAGTACGAAGCCTTGACATCCTATTCCAAGGTGAAGCAATCGCTGGATTTGGTCCTATTGTAACTATTCCAGTTAATGAGATAGTTAAGATGAAGCCAGACCTTGAGGATTTGGTTACATCAACAGTGTTGCCAATACTTCCATTTGGTCCACAAGAAGGCGTACTTCGTCAGTTGTTCCCACCTGCGGCACAAAAACTTATATCCATGAAGGGTCAAGACGAAGCATGGAGCCGTACATTTAATACGGTTTACCGCTATGAATTGATTCGTTTCAATTTAGGTGAGCGCAATACGCTCCCTGAACTTGCTGAGGTTAAAGAAATATCAGATAACCTTTACAAGGTTAAGATGCTTTCTAACTTAGTAATGCCATTTGCTGCACAGTATGACTCAACATTGAGTTTCTATACACAGCAGTTCCGCCGTTTACAACAGGTATACCCAAGGGATGCAGAGGCTTTGTTCCTTGAGATGTATCCTGAGATGTCACCTGCTTTGATTAGCGCTTCATATAACCCTACTGGTGTTAACGCATCACAGGCTGCACTTAAGAATACCCAGAAGTACAGCGGTTTGATTAGCAAAATTGGTCAGACTACCCCTGAAATGATTGGCTTCTTGGTCAATGACCCTGATGGAAAGTATGACTTCTCAGAGGCTGTATACGCATGGCAGTATGGCAACGCACCCGTTCCTGGTTCAACCGAGAATTACCGCTCACGCCGTAACCCAGCAGACTTGAAGAAGGATGCCAATACAAAGATGGGTTGGATTGAGTTCCGTAAGAATATGAACCTTTTGGACTCACAGTTATTTGCCCAGGGTTACACATCATTTAGTGATAATGGTGCTGAGGAACTACAAACCCTTAAGCAAATGGTAATTGCTGATATGACTAGCCGTAATAGGGACTGGGCTGCTGATTACTACAGCGTAGACCGAGGCAAGTGGATTTACCGTATGCAGTCTATGACTACCATGCTTTCAGACCCAACATGGATGAAAGAAAATGGCAGTCGCCCTGTTGTTCAATCTATTGCTGTGTATCTAAATACGCGAAGCCAAATTGCTAGAGAGTTAGCAAGTCGCAAAGCGTATGGCATGGCATCTACATTGGCAGCAAAAGATAACGCAGACCTAGATGGTTTGTGGAATCAAACAATCGCTCAACTACTTCAAGGCTCTAATGAGTTTGAAGATTTCTATAACCGCTTCTTGCAAAATGACCCTGTGACTTTGGGATAGGACTATGACAGATAAACAAAAATATGATTTGTTAAAGAAACAGTACCCTACTTGGTCTGATGCGAAACTTAAGGCTGCCGTAAAAGAATTTAAAGTATTAGAGTCAGGTCTTGGTGGAGCAGCAATAGCAAAGGCATTAATTAATTTTGCTAAAACATTTAAGAAACCAACAAAGAAGCAGGTTGTTCTTGGCGCTGGAGCCTTAGGTCTAGGTGGATTAGCGGTACAAGGTGGCGGAGATTCAGGTACACCTGATGTTGCGCAACAGACAAATACTGACCTTATGATGGCAGCAGCCCAGTATGAAGCAGCAGGCGGAGACATTAACGCCCTAGCAAATACTGCTGCTGGTCAACAATTATTTAAGAATCCAAACTTTAGCCTTAGTTCTATTCTTAATAGTGGAAGTCTTACAGTTGGCAATACTGGTGTTTATACAGGAGAGGCTCCTCCTAAAGACGAACTTCGCGGGCTGCTTTATAAACCACGCGTTGTCAGTAAAGAATTCATCTCACTAACAGACTGGAAGAACCAGTTTCCAATTGCTGACCCAAAGGCTTTGGCTAAATGGAAAGCAACCCTTGTATCTTCTGGCGTAGTTGGCGCAGGTGCAGGCTTGGGTGAACTCAAGCAGCAATGGGAAGCATGGGGACAGGCATCACAAGATTTAAGTCGTAGCGGAAAGAAGTTAACTCCTTATCAGTTACTTGACATTCAACGCGGACTATGGGGCGGCGGCGGCGGTGGCAACAAGTACGAAACTTCATACCAAGTTAATTTACTTAAGGGTGAAAACGTTAAGTCTGTCTTTAAGGCTGCGAGAGAACAAGAAGCAGGTGCAATTGTTGGCGATAAGGCTGCTGCAGCATTTGCTGAAACAGTTAAGGCTAAGCAACTAGCAAAGCCTACTAAGACTGAGTACAAGAAAATTAAGGGCAAGATGACTCCTGTTGTTACACAGGGTTATGGCGAGGCAGAAGCAACCGCTGAGGCGTTAGCCCTTGCCAAGAAAGACCCACTATACGCAGAATTCCAGACAGCCAATGTATTTGGCTCTGCACTTGAGAAGGCATTGGGGGTTAGAGGCTGATGGCTATTCAAGTACCAGTAATAGATGGTGGCTTCGCAGGCGACCCATTTGTTCCATCAACTAAAACAACTACATCAATGACAACATGGATTGTCAACCTTCTTAAGAATGTTCCTGAACTTAAGAATATTTATGATTCAGTACGCAACCCAGACGGAAGTTTTAACCGTACTGCGGATGCCATTGTAGACATGATTACCAGCAGTACTTGGTACCTTGATAAAGGACCAACAGTTGCTGCAAATATTGCTGGTCGCTATAAGTTTGGCGAGAAGTTTTATCAAGACAAAATTAATCAGTACAAGATTACTATTTCATCTCTTGCCACTCAAATCGGTTTAGACCTTACCGACCCTGGCGTTGCTGATTACCTTGAGTCTCTTGCTGAAACATCTTATCTCAATGCTTGGGATGAAGATTATATTGAGAACACAATTATTGGCAATAAGGATATTGTTGGCAAAATTGGTGGTGGCGTGTATGAAACTGCCGTACAGGATTTGGCTGAGTACGGAAACCTTATGGGCTTTACTCTTAGCGAAAAGACCATTAAAGATTACCAACGCCGTCTTATTGGCGAAGTAACAGAAGGTGGACTGCGCACTCGTGCCACACCAGAACAGATTAAAAAAGAAATTCGCGATAAGCAGGCTTTGCTATATCCAATGTTTGCCGATGACTTTGCAGTAGGTCGCACCCTTTGGGATGTAACGTCATCACAGCGTAAAGTGTGGGCTACCCTACTTGAAAAAAGCGAAGATGACCTTGACTGGAATGACCCTCTATGGAAAGACGGCAAAATCTTTACTATGACTGATGAGAAAACAGGAAAGATTGTTGCTCGCCCAGCATGGGATGCAGAAAAACTTGTCAAGCAAACAGAGGATTGGCAGTACACAGAAAATGCTACCCGCCTTTATGAAGGCTACGGCATAGGTATCCTTAATAAGTTCGGAATGGCGGCTATCTAATGGCTACTATAAAAGTTAAAAAGGGAGACACCCTTAGTGAAATTGCAGAAGATGCTGGCATT